CTTTGAGACCAATCTCCTTGATAAGTTCTAGCTCTTAGTCTAATATCTTTTAAGTAATTGTAAAGATTTTGATATTCTTCTCTATTCTCATCAGAAGACATTCGACTTAAATGTTCTTTAAGTTCTCCCATACTAATTACAGATCTTATAATCTTAGGAGAAGATTCGAAGTTCTCTGACGTAGGATTAAAAACTATATCCAGAGGACTTATACGTCTTACTGCTGGACCTACGTAACCTGTTTGAGTTTTACCAGGTTGCTGAACTCTTTGATCTAACCATTCGACAGTGGCGAAGCAATTACCGTAATCGATATAATCCAGTATAATCTTATCCATCTCATGTTTAAAAGATGGTTGAGAAACAACCCAGGCCATGTAATTTGTAATGGCATCACGTTTCTCTACTGAATTAGAATCCTCTTCATTAGCTTCCCATGTTAACCACTTACGTTGAGGAAACAGAGTAGCAGTATAATTAGAATAAAGATTATCCCGTATCTGACACAGTTTAGGTACAGTCGTCTTGTTCTTCCAAGGTAGCTGGTTGTTCGTAGTCTGTGTTGTATCGGTAGCATAAACATATCTACGTATTTCTTCCCAGTCATTCTTTTTAATCTGACGGAGAAGGTCCCACTCTATCCACTTTTCAGTGATACGAGTAGCCAAAGCATCAGGTTGTATAATATCATATAGTTCTAAGACCTGGCCGGTCATTTACACAACTCCGCCGTACCGACTATGAAACTGAAATGCAGGGGTACTTTCTTTCTTTAAACGATATAAATCTAGAGGAGGGATAGCAAAGTCTACTACTGATGCTAGAGCATCTTTGATATCATCGTGGGCTGGATTGGAGAAGATTAACTCTTCTTCTAGAGACTGACAGTTACCTCCCATGTAATGCCATATCTGATGATTAGAATATTTGGGCTGTAAAGCAGCCATTATGCGTTCCTCCTTAGAACCTTGGAATCTAGAAGGTCTATACTCATCAATAACTAGAGATAAACCATTATGACGAATATAGTTTTCTTTTAGATCTTTAACTATTACTTGTTGGGCTGCTGATACTTCAGCTCTCATCTTCCTGAAGCCCCATTTGTCGTATAACTTTAAAATTCTATTAAAATATTCAGATATCAAATCTGTTTTAAATCTATCTATTTCCAGGACATAATAATTAGTCCTGCCATCTACACCGATGACAACAATAGAAGTAAAATCACTACGCTTACCAAGACTATAAGCGAAGTCCACTGAAGCGAAGACATTAAGACGCTCTCCTTTGAAATACCATTTATGATCTCTCTTGCTTAAGTAGTTTTGGTCGTAGTATTGGAAAAGTTCTCTTTTGATCGGGGACGAGTCGATGTCGTGCGGATCGTTATAGTATTGGGCCCGGAAGTGTATCTTGTTAAGGTATTGTGCTCTCTTTTGAGCCAGTATTTTCTCGTCAAATCCGAACCATTTACCGTCTGGTCTTTGACTGCGGGGCCAGAGGAATTCACCTGTGCCATCTCCAATCGACTCAACCTGTCGCTCAAAGACTTCAAATAAGGGAATGGATTCGCAAATATTTCCCAATTCATCGTATTTTTCAATCTCCATGTCTAATAAATTTGAATATAAATCTTTGGGGTGGTACCTAGTACCAACTACCCACTCTCTTGAGTTAACTGTTTCTACTGATGATAACAGAGAATATTGATCTTTTACTTTCTCTCTACCATCGTTCTGATACGCATTGGCTTGAACTACAACATCATCTAGAACAGCAATATCACAATGCATCCCAACAATATTAGAAGTAAGGCCGGCAGTGAAAATAGAAGGATCACGTATTGACTCCTCTTTTCGCTTTGGGTGGTCAATGGATATTTCCCTCTCTGTCCATTTCTCTCGTTTAGCTTCTTCCTTCTCGATCATATCGGGCCAATGCATCCGGTATAAATCACAAGTAAGAATGTCTTTAATAAATTTTAGCTGCTTTGTCGCCAGATTTGAAGTTGAAGATATTAATAAAATCCTCAAAGTAGGATCTCTTGTCAGCTCCCAAGCGATTCTGTAAGCCACCAAAGCAGACTTCATATGGTCTCTTGGTAAGAGTAACAGTTGATGAGGCTTCGCCTCCTGACGTGTCCACCATGCTATAATTTCCCGATGTACATTACCTAACCATCGTTTAGGATGTACTAGTTTAATGAACTCTTCTAAAGAAGCTTCTGCAACTTCTTTACGAGATAGCTTTTGTAATTCTCTTTCAGGAGCTTTAATTTTATAAGGCATTAAGGTAATAGTTTAAACATAACAGTAGCAAATGTTACTAAAGCTAAGATAAAACCTCCTAGACCTAAAAAGACTCCCCAGCTAGTTCCGTAACCAGCGTTTGTACCTTCACCTTTATCTAATCTAGATTTAACATCATTTATCTTATCGTCAAATCCTTTAGCCATTGCTTGTAAAAGATTCTGACCTTGATCAATTAATTTAATGAAATTAGTTTCCATTTTAGTAATAGCAGCTGTATTACTTTCATTCTGTGCTCCTGCAGCTTCCTTCTGCGCTTGCAAGGCCGCTGCAATAGCCGTCTTATCCGCTAGAGAAAGCTGTTCAGTTCTTTTATCTCTTTCTTGGAACTGAGTAGCAATACCTGCGAACTGTATAGAAATCTGTTCATCTATGCTTGTAAACTTCTCATCGTGAAGAGCTTCTAGTTGTCTTATAGATTCCTTAATAAACTGAGGAATTCTATCTGTGGTCTCTTGTAAGAGTTTAATAGCTTTATCCATACCATCAAGACGAGTCTCAAGAACCTCGCGGGTTCCTAAGTTACTCGCCTCGACGATTTCGCGTGATGCTCCTATATCCCTTTGCAACGTCTCGATGGTTCGAGCAGTAGGGTCAGGGTTAGGAACAGACCCGCTGACCGGTGACTTCATAGCAGTCATACCGTTTCTATCGTTATGTTTGTCGTATTTAGCCACGGTCTACTTTCTTATAGATCTTAGGGTACTGCTGGAGTATTAGCTATGACCGCAGCTGCCAGGACATCATCCTTAGCCTTAAGTTCTGCGGTAAGAGCTGCAAGCTTGGTGCCATCGACACCGGCTGCAATAATACGATCTGCGATCCCATTGATCAGTATCGTTGCTGAATCCAAAAGATCATTGTTTGCTTTCACCTGTGCGGTGATATTGTCCATTTCAACTGACATGTGTTCTAATCCTCTTATAATATAGTTAAGTTTATGATATATTCTTCTGTCAAAGTTTCTGTTATTACGTTGTTTCATGGTATTACTCCTGCAACTATAGTTATTCTCTCAGCTCCGCACTGAGTGAATGGAGCTGTCTCGATATATAAACTGCCATCAGGAGCCCTACGAGGGACTCTAGTTGCAGCTGGTGCTCTAGTTACATACCATGCACCACAAGGGTGATAAGCACCTACACGTGTACCTGGGGATACTACTACGTTACGAGAACCATCAGCAGCATACACACCTGTGCGTGTAACACCGTTAACTACTGTAACATTCATAGATCCATCGGCTGCGTATATTCCTGCCATTACTTTCTGCCTCTTCCAACTGTGTTCTTACCTTTATGTTTAGCATTCCATATCTTAGCTGCTTTAGTCTTAGCTGCTTTCAGAGACATACCTTTGCTAACAAAGGAATCTCTCATCTTTGTGTAACCTAAAGGCATTAGCTACTCTTACCTACTAAAGTCCAGATACCAGATACGTTGATCCATATCTCAATAGGACCTACAGTTCCATTACCGTTGATCCAAACATCATTCTCCATTCCACCAGTGGGAGCAGGATAAGTTCCGGTTAGATCAAACAATCTGGGACTAGGCCCGTATCTTAATCTATTAGTACGTTGTAGCCTGGAAGGTACCTTGGAAGATACCTGACCGTATAAGACCATTAACCAATTCCACACAATGGACAAGGGGGCTTGTCGTATATTCTATGGCATCTAGGACAGACCCAAATAGACATTACCTAAGAATAGGCCCGTAGACTTTCCAGCCCAGGAGACCTAACACAATCCAATGAAGGACACCGTTACCGTACACCCAAGGACCAGACCAGTTAGCCCATGTTCCTACGAAGGACAGAGCCCATAAGATCATTAAGAACCAAAATAATAGACCCATATCCATGTTAGATTACTCCTAATTCTTTATCTCTAGCTTCCTGAAGTTTCTTAGCTTCTACTGCTTGCTTATCTGCTATCTTCTTCTCGTAAGCTATTTTCTTCTCTTCAGCTGCTACTCTCTTTTCGTCAGATGCTTGCTGATCTTTAAGTTTAGTAGCTTCTACTTTGAAGAACTCTACCATCTCATGACGAGAGAGAACAATAGAAGAGAGTTTAACAGTTTCTACGGAACCGTCACCATGTCTGATAACCACTTCCGGGTTAAGAGGTACATGAGAAACTATTTGAACTTCTTGATTTTTATACCTAGCCATTTATTATAATTCCTTATTGTTTATTTGAATGTACTAATTCTGATGTATTATATTCTCCGTGAGGAGAAATAGACACATACATGTTTTTAAATCTTCTGTGTATTTCGTTGGCTCGTCTTAGAGCTGTTATTCTATCTTTGTCAGTGAAGACAAACCATACTGGTAAGTCGAACTTATGACTTGCAGCTCTCATCCTGTGCATTGACGGGGCTGTACCTGCTCCCATTTCTACTATAATACCTCTAACAGAAGGATGATTGACTAGAGGATCTGCAGGTCCATCTAAACAACCTAGACCGGGGTTCTTAACTATTACCTTTAGCCTATGTGCTGCAGCTAAGTTCATAGCTTTAATGTTAACTGCTACTGAATAGAAATCAATATTATTTAGTTCTACGTATCTGAATCTTGATTCTCTACGTCTAATGAACTGATCTGTCAGAAACCTTTGACTAATATTAAAAGATGCTTGACCTTGTTCATCTAATAAGTTACAATATGCTATGGAAT